TAGCTATATAACCACTTTAAAACAAAGTCAAGCTGTTTAAAAATATTTTTAAATCTCAATCTCAACAGTTCGCCTGATCTCTCCATCACGCCCCACATATCGCCTGAAGCGTATGAATTTTTTATTGCCAAACATCAGGTCATATTTAAGCCGGTATTTTTTACAGCCGTTTGATAATCTTGGTAGGCTGTGGGTTATTTTTGCCCAGGGGTAGAAGCTTTTTTTATTTTCTGTGATATATGTATCCATTTTTATTTATCCAACATATTCTGGACGTATTTATAAGCAGGACTTGAGCTGTCGCAGTTCGCCCAGTTTAGGCATTGCTCAGCAGCTAATCTGGCACAGACTGCATTGTAAAAATTGATATAATATCCGAGATGATGTCGTTTCGGTGCAACCATAATCCTGGCATGCCATTTATTCTCTTCTTTATTCCAATAGACACCTTTAACTCCTGACTTATTATCTTTATGATTGCCACAATTTCTCGAATTACACTGTTGCGTTGCTTCTCTAAGATTTTTAATCCAGTTATGGTGACGAATCCTATCACGATGGTCTAAATTATTCTCGGGGAAATATCCATAAACATACAACCAAGCAAGACGGTGAGCTAAATATAATATACCATCTATACCAATATATATATATCCATTTCCCAAACTACCTGCTTCATCTCCAATTTTTACACCACTAACAGATATCCGCCAATGGAATATCCCTGTAATTGAATCGTATCTTAAAACTTGATGTAATCGTTCATATGTTATTTTAGGCATGATAACCTCCGTAGTTATTATCCGATATGAGATGTGTGGAAACCTGTTCGGAATACAGGGTTTCGGCCGCTAAACCTATCCACACATTTATAGTCTCATATAATAATCTATTTATCAAGCTTTTATCCACTTTTTAATCGCATCAACCAGATCTGGCCTGATACAATCTATAGTGTTTATCTGGCGTATAAAGTAATTATATTTACAAATCTTAGATGCATAATTTTTGTGCCAATATTTCAAACTATGTCCATCAATTATAAGTTTTCTCCGCAGCTTTTTTATTAATTGTTCCATTGTTTTTCCTTTTTTATATTTTCAATCTATTGGTGCAATCCCTTTAAGTATTTCACCATTCGCAACTTTGCCCACTTTTGACCCCATAACGGATTGAAGTTGCTTTGATTTTGCGTTGTCAATAAGTCCTATTTGCATCATTGGTAATTTTTCACTATCTGGATCAATCCATATTTGGGCAATTAACATTCCAGGTTTATTGTTTTTGTCTTGCACGGAAATAGAATCCGCTAAAAATTGTATTTGTCCGGCTTGCCACTCTGTCATTTGGATATTAATACCTTTCATAGTCACCTCTTTTTTAATAATTTCAATTCATCCCATTCCTGATCTCTCCACGATTAATTAAACATGTTAATTCCCTCCTTATAAATTTTCATACATAAACCTCTTTGCCAGTTAATTTCTGGATCTCTTCTTTGAAAAATTTACTGTTGCCATTAGTATTTGAAATGTGAATTAAATAAATTTGCTTCACCCGGGACAGATCATTTTCCCTTAAAAAATCTTTTACATTTTCAATCTCAAAATGGCTTTTAATAATCCTGTTTCTGATTGCTTCAGGAGTGATGCCGGACTTTATATTTTCTTCTAAAAACTTTCTGGAATAATTGCACTCAATAAGAATATAATTTAATCCCTTGAATTTATATTTCAGATAAAATGTGTCAGTGGCAAAGAGTAGCTTTTCGCCATCCCTGCTCTGTAACAAGAAGCCCAATGGATCAGAGCAGTCATGTTGAGTATCAAAGGGTAATATTTTGAATGTGCCGATTGTGAATAATTCCTTTGATTTAATGATCTTTAACCTGTGACCGGATAGCTTTAATGCCTTGGCTGTGCCATCGCTCATAAAACAGTTAATCCCGGCTTTCATAATGTCTTTTACAGCCTTAGAATGATCAAAATGTTCATGTGATATCAAGCAGCCAGATACTTCGGATAATTTAAAATTAAAAGCCTCACGGATCAAAGGGAAACGAATGCCGCATTCAATCATGATGGTTGTGTCTCCATCTGATATTTTATAGCAGTTTCCAGACGATCCAGAGGCTATGGTTTTAATTTCTATCATTTAAAAATCCGGTTTATTCCCGGCATTAGCCTCATCCTTCTTGATCTGATCCTTTTCATCTTCTGACATTTCACCGGGTTCTTTTTGTTCTTCACCAGGAATATCAATCACCTCCTCATTGGCATTCTGGTCTATTTCTTCCTGAACCCCGGCATTAAACCCTTTAAAATCTGCCCGGTCATTTGCCATGGCTGTTGACATTTCAATGGTCATTGGGCCGTATTTTGGCACAAGCTGAAGGAACATAGTTTTTAAAGCCATTGCATCGAAGTCAGTTTTCCATGGGCCGTTTTTAAAACTTTTGCTGAATCGTTTTCCATGGGCTGTGACCTTCTCTTTTGTCCAGGCAATAGCTTTCTGAAAGCCGTTTAAAAGTTCCATATAGCAATAGTATCCAATTGCTTTCTCACTGGTTTTTTCACCACCTATTTCAAGGGTGCCTCTTATACGGTCTATGATCATTTCCTCACCTTCATAAACAATTCCGGTGTTAAGGTGTTTATATTGCCCTGTTCTAACCGCAAGTTGGACGTATCCCTTCCAGCCCATTTGGAAAGACGGTGTATTCCCATACGGAATCACATAAGCAAAGCCAAGATTCTTATTAATCGGTAAATCCAGGGCAGCAGCTTTTAAAGCCTCTTTCATGATCAGGCCAGGACTACATTTAGAAAGATTTTTATCATCACTGCAAAGGTCAATTAAAGAGGTTGTAAATGTTCCTGCTTTTTCTCCAAGCCTCTTGTGAAGAATCTCGCCGACGTTTGGAGCCTCAAAATACTTTCTTATTGCTGGCAAATTATCTTTGTTTTTGTTCATGGAAAATACTCCTTTTATTTAATGGTTAATTTTTTATCTTTGGATACAAACAAGCTGATTGCCTGTGTGTCCATAGATATAATTTTATTGATTGACTCTGCATTATCCAGCCATACGGGAGCCTGGAACTCATAGTATTCAGACAGCGTGGAAATAATATCAAGTCCTACGTTGATTTTTGCGCCGTTGTTTAAGGCTGAATTAAAAGGCACACCGTTATATAGGGTTTCACAGCACTCTTCAATACCACCGTTGATCTGCTCTTTAAACAGCTTGAATTTTGCCATCTTGAATTTACAGTTAATCTGCCCTTCCAACATTTCAACCTTTTTCACAATAAACTTTTCAATGAGGAAGAGTTCGGCTTCCAATTTTTCAAACTCTTTGGCGAGATTTTTTTCCTGGGCTTCAAGTTCAATGATCCTGGTTCTGGATTTTTCAGCAGCTTTATATTCTGCATTCTGATGATTCCATTCGTTTATTTTTTCCCGGGCTTCATCAATATGGCGCTGTGCGGTTTCTTCCTGAACTGTTGACCCGTTCTTCAAGCCTTTAATCTCAGTCTCAAGAACATCTTTTTCTTTGTCCAGGGCATCAACGTCAACCAGGGGTGTATAGAGAGCTTTCAAGTCAGCCTTTTTGTCTGCAAGGGTGTCATTAATACCCTCAATAACCTTGCCATAACCCTTGATTTTCTCATTAGCAGCCGTGATATCCTTCTCTCTCTGCTCAATGCCAGCTTTTAATTCTTTGCCCTCTTTGTTGATTTTTTCCAGCCTGTCAGCCTTTAACTTATTGAAAGTTGCAATCGTGCTTTCAATTTGATCTTCCGGCAGGTCTTGTCCACAAGCCGGGCAGGTGTCATTATCGCCCGGTTGGTTTTCATCTTCCTTGAACCATCGCTCTCTTACTTTATCAATTGCCTCTGAGGAAACCTTGTTCCGGCCTTCATCCCTCTTGATATCCTGATCACAGATATCAATTTGATTGACTGCCACCCTGAGTTCATCCTCAAGCTTTTCTATGTCAATGCGGAGAGGTTTTCTATCCTTGGCCTGTTTCTCATCGGCTTTATTTTTAATTTTCTGGATCTTTCCGTTGACCTCGTTCAGCTTAATATTTTTCTGGCTTAACCCCTCATTAGACTGTAAAGACCTGAGTTCTTCCTGTGCCCCTTCAAGCTTCTTGTCCAGCAGGGTTTTATCCTTCATGTTGGGCTTGGCGGCATCTTTCACAGACTCTTGATTTTCTGCAATCCTGATAGGGATATGCTCAAGCTCATTATTGATATCCTTCTTTTTTGCCTGAACTATTTTCTTGTGATCATTAATAGAATAATCACCCAAGATAGAGGAAAGGGTTTGCAGTTTCTTGTCTGATCCTATCACGTCCTGATTTGTCACATCACCGCACATTTCAATCAGGATATCCCTGCGCTCTGTCCAGTGAAGCTCATTAAACTCCATGGGATTTGTGACAAGCTTAAATGCATTTATATCTACAATATCAGCAATTTTTGATGCATACTCTCCTTTTTTTGCCGGGACACCATCAATCCAGAAATCGTTACCATGACCTGTAAAAGATTTCTTTGCATCACCACGCTTTTTGGTATATTTTTCATAATACCTTTTTTTCAGGGTGATGGTTTTATCATTGTATATCATGACACCCTCAACCTCTGTCTCAAGATTATGAATTTCATCACCAGCATCCGTTACGGGTTTGATCTGGAAATCAGATTTACCTTTACTATCTTTCCCAAAAAGCAAAAATGTAAACCCATCAATCAAGGTTGTTTTTCCTGATGCGTTCTGACCAAAGATTGATGCATCCTTGCCGCCTGGTTCAAAGGTGAAATCCTTAATACCCTTGAAATTTTTTAATGTTAACTTGTTTAAAATTAATTTGTTCATGTTGCCTCCTTTATTATAATTCAAGCATGTTTTTCATAACTTCGTTCTCTTCTTGTAATGTTTGCAGTTCAGAGCGAAGCCCATCAAGTGCGGAGCTAAGTTCCCGCATCTGATGTTCCAAACCATCCACATTGCGCTGCACCTGATGTATTTCATGGGATTGAGCGCATTGGCTAACTTTTCGATCAAGCCCTCTGACTTCATTTTGCAACCTCCCTGTATCTGAGCATGGATGATTTAACATGAATCTTTATCCTTTCTATTATTAATAATTAAACCCCTGCCCCCCAAAAGTAAAAGGGCAAAACCGAGCAATATTGCGCTCAAGAGTTGACCCGCTGTGTCAGTATCGCTACCAATCAGGATGAAACCTGCCATGATGAGGATACCATAAAATCCATCTTTAAATTTTTTCATGCCCACCTCCTTTTAAAATTAATAACATAATGATTAATATATTTTTGGCTTGGCTTTGTCAAGGTTTTTATTATTATTATTGTTGACATTTTTGAAAGGTGTATGTATAAAGGGTTTAGGGTAAACTTATTAAAAGGTAGGGGCGAATAGAATGAGCAAATATGAAGATGAATATGAAGATGATGGGTACAAATGCCCATACTGCAGTTATCATGTTATTTGTGATGATTGGGGTTTTGATTATGATGGTGAAGAAGAAGAATGTGAAGAGTGCGGCAAGAAGTATATAGCCACGGCTTCTCATAGTGTTAGTTTCGACACAAAACCAGATTGCAAATTGAATGGTGAAAAACATGATCTTGAGTATAATTCAATAACTGATTGCTACTTTTGTAAGACTTGCGGCAAGTGTATTTTGAAAAAATATGCTGAAAAGACAGAATCAGAAAAGGTTGTCAGGAAATTTCGCCAGATTGCCAAAAAGATTCAAGTGTCTGTTGAAAAAAGGCGGCTTTATAATATATAAAATTAAAAAGGAGAAACATGAATTACAAAAACCTAAGAAAAAAGAAAAAATTATCACAGGGTGAGGTAGCCAAACTGGTTGGCATATCTCTTGTCGCATATACTCTAATTGAAAAAGGGATCACTAAAAACCCGAAGCCGGAAACCTTGAAAAAGATTAAGGAGATTTTGAAATGAATTATCTCATTTTAGCAATCGCCTGGATTTTATTTATTATCTTTGTATTGGCTCTGTTTAGCTTGAGTGATGAGCCTTTGAAATATCATTTTTCAGATGATATGACAGGCAAAGATGAATTTTAATCCAGACATACATTTTTTAGGCAAGCTTTGTAATCATGGGCATGAGTTTGAGGATAGTGGGTTTAGTTTGCGGTATAAAACAAAGGGTAAAACTTGTAAAGTTTGTATTTCAAATTTTAATAAAATATACCGCCGTGAAAATTGTGTTAAAGGGCATCGGTTTAAGGATATTATGAAGTATTTTGGTATTTGTGAATATTGTGGAAAAGAAACTTTATATAGATATAAATCTTCGATAAAAAGATATTGTTCTTATTCATGTGCAAGTAAGCAAAAATGGGATCAGACCAGCGGAAAAGCAAAGTTAAAATTTTGTATGGCACATTTAAAAGATTTAACCGGACAGCGGTTTGGTAAATTAATAGCTATTAGACATATAAGGAAATATAGTGGCAAACAAGCTCGCACTTATTGGGAGTGCATTTGTGATTGTGGTTCAAAAAAAATAATCGTAGGGCAAAGTTTAAGAGGTGGAGTCACAAAGTCCTGTGGGTGTCTATACAAAACCGCTGGCAGAAAAAGAAGGCTCTTGCCACATGAAGCATATAAATTACCAGAATACAAACGCAGGACTATATACTTGAGAGATTATTATATCAAGGATCTTTTAACAAATAACAATACTTTAAAAAAGGAAGACATACCACAGTCTCTCGTTGATTTGCAACGAGAGGTAATAAGAGCTAACCGTTTATTAAAGGAGTTAACACCATGAAAAATGCAGCAAAGTTAAGAGAAGAATTATGTGAGGTTTGCGACAAACTTAAAACAGGTGATCTTTCACCAGGAACAGCAAGGGAGATGATCAAGTCAACAACTGCTCAAATCAGTATTGCAAAGGTGCAAATTGAATATGCTTCAATCTGCAATGTAAAACCAAGCATTCCATTTCTTGATTTTAATTAAAAACAATTCTTAATCATGATATAGCCCTTGTCATCTATCTTCCCGATCAAAGATGCAAGGGCTTTTCTTGAGTTCATAACCGTTTTATTGTTAATTGATAGGCCAACAAGCAAACATCCCTTAGTTTCTGACGGATAATTTCCATAATGCATTGCAATATGTTTGCGCCCTGGAACATCATATATTGCCAGGCAAATACAACCGTATTTTGGAGAAGAGTATTTCTTATATTTATAAATCCCGGCAGGAATGCATGAAATATCCTGTTTATTGGCATTTACTGGCGGTTCGAGTACAAAGCCAAACAAAGAACCCTCTATCATCAAATGCGATAGCGTTTCAGTCGAATTAAACTCTTTTCTGTATATTTTTAGGTTTGTCATAGTTTGCCACTCTTTTTTGCTTTTAGTTTCGCAACAAACTGGTTGATTGTCTTTTGCTTATCTGCATTATTCTCTATAAATTTATTAATAGAATTTCCAACGGTAGGCACTCCAATCAAAGCTAAAATAGTTGGATCAATAGGCACAATTTCTTTTTTATGCCAGCACAATAAAACCCAAACGACAATAATACAAATAGAAATACCCATATTTATTAATTTAGTATGACTGCTCTCACCCTTTGCATTTTGTAAATAACCTGACATGATATTTCTCCCTTATATTTTAACCTTAATCAAAAGAGTTATCACGGCAATGATAAAAGGAGAAATTATCACTCCCCCCAGAATAAGATTTAGTCTTGTGGTGATGCTGTCAATCTTATCCCATTGGGTTTTATCGCTCTCTTCAAGTCT